CTATCTAAATGCGGGTCCTACAGCCCATGCAACCGCTGTAAAACGATTTCCTTTTGTGACCTTAGTTACCCTATGTTGCGTATAAGATGGAAAGATAACAATGGTTCCTTGCTTTAATTTGGGTATTTCTGCATTCTTTATTTCTAACAATCCACCTTCATAGTCACTCTCATCAGACAACATTAATACTGCGGATAGTTTTCTTTGTGCATTATTTTTATCTGGGTCAGTGGTGTCTATGTGCCAGTCGTAGTGTCCACCTACTTGGTAGTGACCTATTTGTATATCCTGTACGGAACGTACATCATAGTTCCATTGAAAAGCATTAATGTTTAATAGATGCGTATTTAAAATACAACCTATCACAGAATGAGGCGGCATAAATGTAACTATAGTTTGTCTAATATCTTGATTAGATATGGATTGATTATCTTCCATAACTTCAGCTGCATGTTTAGCTTGCCAATCAGCTTCTTCTAAAATAAGCTCACATTGTTTCTTTGAAATGGCTGACTCATATAGCCAGTATTTATGGTTAATAATAGCTAGTCTTCCTTCTAAATTCACGAGGTTCATCTGGTTCGTCTGAGGGTAAGCTTACAAAGCCTCCACGTCTAAACCTAATAAGCGCTTGGGTGCTTGAGTCCACCAAGTCGTCATGGTCTGAGTTGGGGAATGCAGCAAGTTCTTCTATGACTTCCTCTGCCCAACGTTTTCTTGGCGCCCACACCTTTCCCGATGCGAATAAATCGCTGACCGAGTTAACCCGTGATATCTTGTCGTTACCACGAGTGGGTGTAAATTGTTGAACTGGGATTCCCATCCGTCTTAGTTCAAAAATTAAAGGCGCACCTGATGCTTTGGCTTCCACGATGAATGCATCTGGTTGCCAATCTTGATAATACTCTAAAGCTCTTTGCTTTAATTCTGGAAACTCCATGCGCTCTTTCAAAGCGTCTAGAAGTATAATATGTGGGTCGTTCTCATTCTCATCTTTGTAAAAGACTCCCCAAGTAGTACATGCTGAATAGTCGGCACGTTCTGATTTAGTAAATGCAGTATCCCATGATTGTATAATAAATTCGCATCTAGGTGGGTTTTCTTTTTCCCAAACCTGCCACCACTCACGCTTAATTAAAGCGCCTTCTTCAGAGGTTGGGTCTTGTTGATACTGAGCTTGCCATTTACTTAACGGCAACTCTTCACGGAGTTTACTTAATTCATCGTAAGACCAGAACTCTGGCCATAAAGGTTTTTCACTTGGTAGGATTGCTGGAAGTTCAATCACTTCCCATTCATCTCCATCACGGTCAATCATGCCTTGCATAATTTTACCAGTTAGGTCTCGTTTAGCCCAGCGAGTCATAACGACTACAATAGATCCACCTGGTTGTAAACGTTGGCGTGGACCTGAAGTATACCACTCAAATACTTTATCGTATACGGTTGCGTCTCCCGCTGCTAACGCTGCTTCCTGTTCCGAATGCGGGTCATCAATGATGAGAAGATCAGCTCCTTTACCAGTGACAGTACCACCCACACCAATAGCAAAGTACTCACCATTAGCATTAGTACTCCAGCGACCAGCAGCTTTAGAGTCTGACCTAAGGGCAACGTTTGGGAATATTTTACCATATACCTCAGAGTCTACCAGATTTCTGACCTTTCGTCCAAACCCAACTGCAAGATCTGCTGTATTAGAACATTGGATAATCTTCTTGTCAGGGTAACGTCCTAAGAACCAAGCAGGAAGCAAATAAGATGCAAACTCGGACTTTGTATGACGTGGAGGCATATTAATGATTAATCGTTTAATCTTGCCATCTGCTATATCTTCAAACTTCCTAGCCATTAAGGCATGGTGTCTCCCATGGATGAATCCAGGCCACATCGTAGTTACAAACTTCATAAAGTCTTCTTGGCCTTCTTCACGAAGTAAGGCGTTGTCATATTCTCTGACCTGCTCCAGAACCATAGTCTGTTCTTCTGGAGATAGCATATTCATCAGTTCTACGACTTTATCGCTCATTTATTTCAAACCTAGCTTGTAATCGTTTATATTTGGCATACCAATAAGAATTACTATTCATGACCTTTATAGGCTTATGAAATATTCCACGCACCATTGTGAAGCGTTTAGCACATGGCTTCATTAAATAAGTTATTCCTAATTCAAATTTATTCAAGGTCTCTTACCCTTAACCCTGCTGGACGAATCGAGCGTGATCTGCCCTTCACCCCTTTGCAAACTCCTATCTCGATAAGGATAGACATCTTACGGGCTACGTTCCCCCTACCTCTTTCGCCCGTTAGACGCATTATATCGTCAATAGTCGGACCAAAGCCATAAGTCTTCCAGTACTCGTCTACAATTAGAAATATCTCTTTTTGTGCTGGGGTCATTCTTTAAAATCATCCTCTGCTAAGACAGGGGCGTCTTTCTTTGCGTCTGTAAGCATCATTTCTAGAACGTCTATAATCTCTTCTGGAGATCCGCCTACAATGTCATCTCTTTCGCTATATGCCATAAGCTTGCCTTGTTCTGTATAAAATACTTCATTTAATGCGTAGTAAGTCTCCCCAGTCTCTGGGCAGGTTCTTTTTATGATTCTATAGTTCCAAGTCATTTCTTTGGCTCCTTACTTGCAAGCAGGTGGTTATCATATAGCATCTTAGCTAATTCTTCAGATACACTCATTAGCTCTTTAATCTTTTGTGGCGTGATTTCTTTATCCGCCCAAATCAATTCACCTGTAGCCTTGTCTAATTCATATTCTTTCATAAAGGACTCCATACATTTAAGTCGTATACACATACGCACCATACCGCTAAAAGTAATAGGATACCTAAGATTTCAATGATTCTCATTTCCGCCCCTTTTTGGCGAAGCCGTGCAGTAAAAAGGCTACAACTGTCACTATGTATATAAGGAACACATAAGCCCATACAAGATGAGTGTATATCCAATCTATATCTATACGGTCATAACTCATACTTCCCTCCAGTTGGGGTTAGAAGTATCTAATGGGCCTGTATCAATCCTATCCATATTACCATCCACCTGGCTAGGATGGGACCCAGAATCATCAAGGGGGGTGTTTCCCTGTGGCAACTCTTCAAAGCTATCCCAAAAATTATCTACCCCCTCCCACTCTGTGTTTGTAAAAGATAAGGGGGGTGTTTCCGTTATGGGTGCGGATTGTTTGAGTGGAATAGTATGTGTAGGGCCAGCACCAAATTCCGAAAAATTTTGGGTGGTCGGGTCGGGTGGGGTCAAGGTTTCGGCCTCTTTAATCAAAGGCGCTTCTGGAAATACTTGGCTTTCATTCTTGATATGATCGCTAATACTTTCCGCTTCGGGTTGATCTATCGTGTCAGGGTTAGGGTTCGCTAGGCTTCCGCCTGTGATCTCATTCAGTAAGTCATCGGCCTCAGCCTTCTTGGCGCTTGTAATATTACTTGATGATCTAATGGCCTGTGCTAAGGATTGTATGAGCTTGTCTTTAGCGGAAGCGCTTGTATCGGTTGTAATGATCTCTTTACGCTCTGAGAATAAACTAACTTCGGTTATCTTTCCGAGTAATTCAAGCGCTTTGATCTGTTGAGCGTGATTAACATCAGGGTCGAGCGCCTTCTCGGTTAGCTTTTGAATAGTGAGCGCCCTTAAATGAGCGGGTAAAAGATATTTCTGCGCCTCTAATGATAGCTTTATCGCTTCCACCTGTAGAGCGATGATAGGGTTTTTTGCTAGGCGTTGGCCTTCGAGGCTTTGGATATTTGGACTTGAGTGCGTGTCATAGGCTTGGCGGTATGCTTCGGCTTTATTGCCTGTCTTGGCTAATGCTTCAGCAAAGTCTTTTTGCTTTTTTGTCAATGTCTTAGGGCTTCCCATTAGTAAGGTGTCAATCGGGTTCGCTTCGAGGCCTTCTTTTATTTGCTTTCGGGTTAGTTTCATAGTCATGGGTATATTGTAAGAATATGCTCATTATAGGTTAAATTTAAGAAAAAGGGAAATAATCGGCCTTCACAATCGCTCTATATGACACGATCTCATATCGGTTAAGGTTATCCTATTAGACAATTATGATATTGCTTCTATATGCTTTCCTATACGCTCTACTGCTATTTGAGCATAGGCGGGGCTATTTCGCTTCGCTATCCATGCGCATTATTGGGGCGGATTGGGTCAGTTAAAATAATTGATGAAATAACTTGCATTCTTTTATAATCTTTGATCTAATATCTTTAAGGCTTTGAGAGGCCTTATCCATCAACGAAAGGGGCAACAAATGAATATTAATTATGCAATAGCTAATGCAATTCATAGCGCAATAGTCAATGAGGCTTTAATAGATAGTCATCTATTATTAGATGATGAGAACTATACAAGCCTTTTAACTAATCTTATCAATAAAGACTATCAGAACATAGATAGCCAATCTATCAAGGCTTCCTTGCTTGATTATGTCAATAATAACTATTAGAGAGGGCTTAACCATGTATGAATTAATGAGGGCTTTACAATCTACGCTTATGGCCTTAATTGGCCTATTCAGTTTTCTATATATAGGCTTTATCGCTTCGCTTCTATGCTTTATAGTGGCGGGCGCTTATGCCTTTTTAGCTATCAAAGGGGCTTAACATGGATAATCAGTCAATATTTAAAAAGGATTGGATTATGCGGTCATTGGATAAGTCGCTCGATCAGGGCTTGAGAGTGACGCCTGAAATGATCGTTTCAGAATTCAATATTTCATTAGATGACGCCTCAAAGATCATTGATAATTGGTTTTGTCATAGAATGGCCTCTTTAATCTCAGAGGCTTCAAAATGAATAAATATCGGGCTTTATATGTAAAAGGCAATAAACAATATAAAACTTATATTTTAGCTAAAAATGAGGTTATGGCTATTAATAGGCTTTTTGATACTAGCTATCGAGATTTCAGGGCTTTCAATCATCATGCTTTAATAAGCATATCTCTACTTCAAAAAGGGGCTTCAAAATGACACTTCAAGAATATATTATTGATCTATCGGCTAGGCCGACTTGGGAACTTCGCAACATGCGGAAGGCTTTAAACATGCTTGGGGGCTTCTTAAATTCAGATGACGAAAATTTGAGGCTTCAGGCGTGTGAAGTAGTATTAAAAATGAAACGACAACAAAAAGGGAGTAAATAACATGGAATTAAACAAAAAAGAATTAGAAGCAATAATAAGAGGCTATAACAAAAAGAATAGCTATCCAATCGAGGAAAGCACCTTTATCGATCACGCTTTAAGATATATTAAAGCAATTAAAGAGGCTAGAATGATATGTTCTATCGGTTCGGTTTCAAAAAGCGGAATGTCTCGCACTATTAAATTCTTAGAGATGAGCAAGGGCGAAAATAGACATTTTTTATATAATTTTTATCAGTTTTTTGACACTTTAGGTTATACCAAAATTAAGGATAGTGATTACTTCCGAATTGGCGGTTGCGGTATGGATATGATTTTCCACACTAACTATACAATAATGCACGATCTAAGGCGCTTAGGCTTCATTAATAAAGAGGAATGCGACACCTTAGCGCAAGCAACACCGCATATAGTTTAATCTATAAGCCCGTTAGCAATAGCGGGCTTATGGGCTTAAATTAGGCCGATCTATAAACTTTTTGAAAGGGTTCATTATGGATTATATCGAGCAACAATTTAACAAGATTTTTGAAACGAAAGGCGAGGTTTTAAACCTGAAAATTCAGGCAGACGGGGCGCATACAAATTGGCTTAACATTACTGCGCATGAGGCGGAATTAATAAAAGACATTTTAAAAGAAAGGCATGAGGCTTAATTATGAATGACATCATCGAAACAATAGATTATAAGAATTATCAAATACAATTATGCTATGACACCTTTCCCGATAATCCGAGAGAATTTCACGAAAATTTTGGCATTATGGCCTGTTTTCATAAGCGTTATAATTTAGGCGATAAGCATAATTTTAATGAGCCTCAGGATTTATTAGATTGGATTGAGGCCAATAAAGACACGATATATTATCTACCGCTCTATTTATATGAGCATGGCAATATTACAATATCCACAAGCCCTTTTTCATGTCGTTGGGATAGCGGACAAGTCGGTTTTATCTACATTACAAAAGAAAAAGCAGAGGCAGAAGGCATAAATGAACCCTATGAGGCATTAGAGGCAGAAACTAAAGAATATGACTATTATCTCAGGGGCGATACATATGGAGTTAGGATTTTAGATAGCGAGGGCGAAATGCTAGATTGTCAATTCGGATATTTAGGCGATAGGCGAATAGCTATTGATGACGCTCAGGGCATGATAGATACATATAACTAGAAATATCTTTTAAAGCCTCTTTAACGGGGCTTTAAAGGGCTATTTTTGGCCAACAGAAAGGGTTATATGGAAAAATTAGAGCAAGTTTATTACTATGACTTGGTTGATCGTTTTCAGAAATTCAGGCACGAGGATAAGGGCTTTAATGCCTTTTATAAATCAACAGACTTTGGCCTTTGGGTTGCGGATATGATTAAGTCAGGTGAGATTATCGCTTTATGGGATAAGTAGGGGCGCATATAAAATTTTGCGTCATTACTGCGCATGAGGCGGTTTTATGTTTTATTAACTAGAAAAGGGGAACATCATGGGTTTAGATATGTATTTATCAGCAAAAAGATATTTGTTTAGTTTTAATGAGCATGACAAAGCATTAGCCGATAAGATTGATGAGATGATAGGCGGTGCGTCATTAGGCAATACCAATGAAGTAAGGAGGGAAGCGTTTTATTGGCGCAAGGCATGGGCTATTCATCATTGGTTCGTTGAAAATGCACAAGATGGCGAGGATAATTGTAAGGAATATTGGGTTGCTAGAGATTTATTACAGGAACTATTAGATACTTTGAAAAAGGTAGATGAAAATCCGTCATTGGCAGAGGATATATTACCGCTTCAAGCGCATGATGATGACGGGAAGGAATGGGAATTAGAACAGATTAGGCGCACAATCCCCGCTTTAGACAAGTTGATTAATGACGATAGTCTTAAAGATCAATGGGATTTTTATTATTCATCATCATGGTAGAGGACATTATGAAAACAGATCAAGACAAGGCAAAGCATTTTTTTAAATACAATTACTATCAATGGCAGACACCAAGAACATTGAGAGAGGCCATGCGTTATTCATTGGTTAAGGCTTGGCGCAAACAACATAGTGATGTTAAACAAACAGAGGGGGCAATATGAACATTGGAGATAGAGTAAAAGTAAAAGATCAATGTATCACAGGGACAATCGTTGCATATGATTGGGGAACAAAAGTTATCATTACTGATGACGATAGCGAGTTTGAAGCGCCCGAAAATACACTTTTATATAGGACTTCAGAATTAGAACTTATAAAGGAGGCAATATGAGCGATAGATATAGTGTTTATTGTGAAGAAGAAATGGCGGATATGGAAGTCAATGCCTATTACTTAACACAAGAAAAGGCTTTCAAAATGGCTAGTGAACTTTTTGCAGAAGGTAAAGAAAATGTCACTATTGTGAATATGGAAAGTTATATAAACGAACAGGAGGCAGTATGAATAAGCATGAGGCAATTACTAGGTTAGTAAAAGATTATCTTATCAATGCTTCAAAAGACGCTGATGACACCTTAAATGATGGTGGACTCACAGACGGAAGCGAGTTGATTTACGAGGGCAGATATGAGTTAGCAGAGGATTTATTAGAACAGATCAGAAAATGGGAGGCAGTATGACACCAAAAGAGAAACAAAAATATGACTTAGAGATTGCTGATGTATGGAATAGAAAGGTTAGTGATTTCTTAGTAGGCAAGACTATTAAATCAGTTAGATATATGACCCATAAAGAGATGGAGGACTTTATGTGGTATAAAAAGCCTGTCATTATTGATTTTACTGATGGCTCATGGATAATCCCGCAGAGTGATGACGAAGGCAACAATGGTGGTGCGCTATATA